TTATGCGTTTTCATCGCTCTGATTGCCTCAGCCAGACTGCCTACCCCAGGAATACCGAGATATCCGGACACGGCATCATTGCTATGATTGGTTGCGTCGAATATTGCATGGCCGTCGCCCATATTGCCGTTGCCTGTCAATACGGCATAGACGACATCGCCGATCTTGCGGTTGGCGGCTTCGGCGCGTTTGGCGGGCATGGCGGTCAAAGCGCCCAGATCATCATTGATGATCATAACGCGGGTAACTTTGAACTTTTTGCCGTACGTGGTGAGCTTGTAGGTTTCGGGCGTTTTTTCATCGAAACTTCCCATCTTGATTTCGCCGGAATCGGGGATCTCTTCCAAATCGTCAAATTCGGACAGACCGTTTTCAGAATAGGTCTTGAAATCGGAAACCGATCCTTCACCGGTCCATACCGGCCAGGTTTCGGTGGTATCATCCCATCCCTGCTGCATGGACCTTGTGGCCAGATTGGCCAGGATGTTCGGGAAATCGGACGTGGTCAGAGCGCGGCCTACGATGTCCTTTGGCATACCGTGACTATCTCTTCCGGATACGCGCAGGCATTCACGCGCCATTTCGACCAGGCTGTAGCCGCGCAAATCGTGAGCGCCGGGAGCGGGTTTTTCGATTTTGAATGTTCCGGCACGAAGCATGAGAGCGTCCTCGGCGGCGGCGCGGAATTTATCTTTGCCTTCGGCAGTGATGACAACGACGCCGGCGCCGGGATTTTCTTTTTTGGATTTCTCATGGATTTTGTCCATGACTTTGCGCTGAGCTTCGACCAGCGTGGGCGGTTCCTTGCCGGGTTCGCCGACAATGAGTTCACGCGCCATATCCTGACAGCCGTAACGCTCCAAAAGACCATCGATCTCGCGGATGCGGTCGAGTTGCTTTCCTTTTGCCTCCGTCCGGATTCTATCCAGATCGGCTTCTTTGTCCTTCGGATTCTGTTCTGTACGCACTTCCAGCTTGGCCATAAACGCGATTGCCTCATCTTCCGTGGCTGTGGCGGGAAGCCCCTTTGCTTCGAGCATTGCTCTTATTTTTGGATCCATATTCCTTTCCTCCTTGCTGTTGTTGTTTGGTTTTTGTATTCCAGCCCGCGCCTTGGCGTACTGATCTGCACCTATGGGGACCGCCGACAACTCACGGGGCGTCCACTTTGTAGCGACCTGAACGGGACCTGTGAAGATCCGGCCTTCAATGGTCGCTGTCTGGCCTTCGGGAACCCATACGGCCTCATCCACCCGATAGCCGATCGAGTAGTCGGTCAAGTGTCCTTCCCGTGTTTTGATCCATGGACTCTCCGCCTCCGGAGCGGATGAGTAAAACGCGCGGCCGATCATTTCGGGACCGGCTATGCGTATTTCGCGCGCGGAGCCGATGACGTTGGCTGTCTCATAGCGGCTGTGCGCGTCGAGTAATACAAGTTGTTTGCTGGCCGGCAGCTGAGCTCCGGACATCAAAAGCACTTCATTTATGACGCCTAAATCCCAGTCCCGGACGACTGCCGGAGCTTCGGTGGACATGACAACTTCAACGGAGCGGTTCTTTTCATCCAGGGAGCTTGGTCCTTCGGCGCGCAGTGATACGGCGGCGCTGCGGTAATTGATTTGCAGTTCTTCCGCTTCCGCGCGGTGATTCATTCCGATATTGTATTTTGATTTTTTAATATTGCGCTTTGACATGACTTTCACCTCTGCTTGTCATTCCCGCGTAGGCGGGAACCCAGTTTATTTTTATCCCTTCGACACATCAGGTATTTCTGCAGCCGCAATGTCTTCAATATGAAGGCTTTCTTTGATGGTGATATACGGATCATTTTGAGATGTAACTGCTAAGCGCCCATTACAGGTATCGGACTGTGCGATTATGCTATAAAGAACGCCCATTTGTTTGTTGGTTAGATTTACAACAACGTCACCCACTTTTGCTTCTCTCCCATTTTTGTAATGCATATATATTCTCCTTTTTTTAATCCTGAATTCCCGCCTGCGCGGGAATGACACTTAATTACTTAAAACTTAAATCTTAAAACTTAATTATTGTTCCTCCACCGCTGCCGGATTGTTTTTTTCCGGTTTATTCGCCGCTGCAAAATTTAATCCCATGTCTTTGGCCAGTTCCCGTGCGGCTAGAATTTCCTTGTAGATATCTTCCAGGTCTCTGCCGCGTTCCCGGGCAACTTCCTGCGGTGACTTCAAACCGAAATTGATGGATTCGACTTGAGCCTTAGCTTCACGTAGGGGATTGATGGCATCCATGCCGGGCGGCTGATATTCCGCGGCATAATAACGGCGTGGATTCTGCCAAAAACCGGGAAGTGTAAGTTTTCCGGTCAACACGGCGATATCGATTGCCGTGTTTATTGTCGGCATAGCAAACTGCCGGACGTGCCGCGCTGCAATCGGGCGGAGTTGCTGGGCAAAATCACTACGGCATATCTGCAAGGTGGAAAAATTCATACCGCGATAGTCGCCGGATAAAAGTTCATACGGCGCTCCGGTGGCAATGGATAGCATAGTCAAAAGCAGACGCACGAACGGATCGAATGATGAGCTAGGGCGATTGCTGGATGACAGCACCACCTTTTCTCCCGGGCGCGTATATTCAATAATGGCATTTTCCAGCTCTTCGATTTTTTGTATGTCGGTTCCATTGGACGCAGTTTGCGTGTTAAGATTCAATTGGCGCATGGCCGCATCCGGCGTTTCGATAAAGGCCAGCCATTTTGCCGCCATCTTGGCGCCGTCGATTTCGGTGTCCATATAAGATTGTAAATCATTGGCAATTAATATTCCGGAAGCAAATGCGGGAACGCCGCGCAATTGCTGTGGCCGGAGCATCTCAAATCCGTGCACAACGTTTTCCGCAGAAACGTAAACATCCTTGCCGCCATAATTGGGATCTTGAAACCAGTAACCTTTAACGCGCCCGGTCAGTTTATAATATTCTATTCCCTGGCGTGTTTCCGTTGCCATTGGATCGGCCGATATATCTATTCCTCCGCTATTATAATTATCATGAGATGATGTCAGCCAATCGGCCTCGTAGGATTGCAGGGCGTAAGGAATATATTTATTGGGGATTTTTTCAAACGTCTTGACAACAATAAGTTCACCGGCTTCTACGTCCTGACGTTTTTCAAGACGCATTATTTCGTAGTAATGCTGTTTGCCGTCAGTGGAGGCCTCATCCATCCACCATTTGACGGCATCTTCGATCTTGGTGCTTGTTTTTTTATCGCGCTTTCCGTCGGAATCTTCGACCGTCGACTGAAACATGATTCCGGTCCCGACGGTATAATCGACCAGGATTCGCACAGCACGGGCCAGATAAGGGAAATCACGGATTAACTGACGTTGACGGGCGCGAAGATAAGGCGCTGACGCGCCGATGATATCGTTGATGTTGGCATTGGTCGGGTTCCAGGCGCCCGTAAGGCGCGTTGTTTTTGCCGCGGCATACATTTCCGCGCGCTTGCCGACCAGGTTCAGGCGTTCGCGGTCCATCCTGCGGGTCAGAGCGCGGCGCGGCGATATGACGCCAATAGAGCGGTCGACGATGTCTGATATTTTTTGATAGGCGTCTATCATCCGCGGCCTCCCTGCTTTGCAAAGGTGCGCGGGACAAAAGCACCGGATTCGGCGTTGGCCTTTCCTTCGACAAATTCCAGCATCGCCAAAAATTCTGTATTGGATTTATAGGTGATTGTTTTTGTGCCCGTACCGACAGAGCCGACAGTTGTATCACCGGATGCTAATTTATTGAGCATTGCGGTATAAACTGCTGCCCAGGTGGTGAATGTTGCCATAGTAAAAACCAGTTTTAAGTTTTAAGTGTTAAGTAATTAAGCAAATCTCCTTTTAGGTTTGGGCGGGGTCGGCTGCTGATTTCGGCCCCGCCCGGTAAAAAAAGGAGATACCCTATGCGTGGCTATAGCTTACACCCTGTTTTTGGGGCATTATGAAACTTTAAGGGATTTGTGGGGAACTTTAAGGGATTTGTGGGGAACTTTAAGGGATTTCTATGGAAAGTTGAGGATTTTTAAGGTTGACGGGCGCGCAAAACAACGAATATTTTGTAGCGTTCATTCTTGTCCTTGGACCGCACAAACCATAAAAGCCAGCCCGTTCAGCTGGCTTTTACAATTTATTCACTCAGTTTTAAGAGTCAATCATTGTCCTATTTTGAAGTGAAATTAAATTAATTTTTTGATTTAATTCATTTATCTGTTCATGCAACTTCTCGTTTTCATCTATATATTTTTCCACAAGTTTTTCTCGTTCCAGAAGTGCGTTGCGCATGGCGTCTGCGACGTTTTTCCATTCTTCTGCATTCATTGCTTACCTCCTTCGTCCATTATTTTTTTTGTAAAGTCTAGTTTTGTTTGTATCAATTGAGTAAGCGCGTCGTTCAAGTCTTTGTTTATTATCGTCAATTTCTCAATTATTTCTTTTTGATTCTTTATTGTTTTTGCATTTTCATTACATTTTTCCAAAGCGTAATTGTACGCTTGTGTTATTTTCTCCAGCTCTTCCTCCTGAGCTATGAGTTTTTTGTTTAAATAATGAATTTTTTCGTGTAATTGCTCGATTTTTTCTTCCATTTCATTTTTTAGCATGATTTTTTATCCTTTTTGTCTTTATCTTTAAGTAGGGGTTACTGGGGAAGCTTCCCCTAGAAATTTTCTTCCGGGCGGACAATGTGTCCGCAGCGAATCCCGGCGTATGCCGGATCATTTCCGCTCCTTCATATCCCACACAAACGGATTTACTCCGTAATCGACTATTTGCCGCGTTTTTGTTTCTTCTCTGGACGGAAAGTAATTTCACCGTTGACGAATTTTAGGCGCCAGGCAACAATTGATCGTTTGTCGCTTTCCCATATTCCGCCGATCTTTTTTGCCGGGAAACCGGATTCCTTGACCATTTGAATGACCGACGCTTCAGATGATGCCAGATTAATTGAGCGGTTGAAGTCCCTGATTGCATTCATCCCGGATAAGGCGTTGTCCTTCGCTTCGTTGATTACTGTTGGCATAGTTACCACCTCTTATTTTTATTTTGTATTTTTTCTTTTTTTATTAATGCCGGACGGTTCGCCGGTTGAACAACTATTCTCGGAGCGATCAGGTTGACGCCGCCGCCGATCCATTGCGGTAGGGCCAGGGCATAGGCGCCACAGGAAGCATCCAGCAAATGATTAGGTCTCTGCTGAATATTTTCCCATTTGGCAACTTTCCTCTTGCGATCCATTCGCTTTTCTTCGGCAAGGATTTGTTTGGCATATATTTCGTCCGTTTCCCGGTGCAGATACAGCGCGTTTCCGCCGCCTTCAATCGCCTGATTCAGTCCGTAATGAAACATGTCCTTTATTTTTTCGGTATCGATTAACGCGAGGTGAAACCAATCGGGCAGTTTTTTCCCGGATGGTGTTTTTAAAAGCGCTTCGCCTTTTTTGATAATGCCGGGAATCGGCCTCGAGGATCCTTTTGTTCCCCAAAGCTGGACGCCGCGGCCGTAATTGGCGATGATCCACCAGTAGGTTTCCTCTGTCATGGACATATCTTCGTATTTCTTGCCGCCGCCGGTATCGAACGCGGCGCGCCAGATCCGCATGGCGCCGGACCCGTCGGCGATGGGATATTCCGTTTCATAGAGAAGTTTTTCCACTTCGGCCCATCTGGCTAGGGCGCCGTAATGGATCAGCCATCCGGTCAAGCCGAAGACATCGCGCGCCCACGCCCAGGTGGTAAACCAGAATCCGGATTTCTGGACATCGGCGCAAAGCGTGAGGGCCAGCGCGGATTCAGGAACGGTCTGCGGCGCGAGATCGCACTTGGCTTTTAATATTTCCTCTTCTTTTTTCGGCTTCTCGACGGTCTCAATCCACGGTTCGACTTTATGATTATTAATAAAAGCCATATGCTTTGACCGGTCATTTTTCCCGCGCAGGAATGCCGCAGCGACCCGGGAGAGAGAAACGAACGGAGAATTCCATGATGGCAAATGGAAAGCGACGGCGATTGGATTTTCAACGATCTTATCCGGAATCCATCCGAATAATGAATCGGGATTATGAATAGCATCGGCGACAGCCTGATTGCGCACATGATCGTTCCAGAACATGCCGCATATTTTGCACTGATACTGCGCTGTTTTGTGGCGCAATATTTCGCGTGGATCTTTTATTTCATTGTTAAATATGATCTGATCGAATTCCATGATCTGATAACTATCGCATACCGGACATTTCGGAGCATAGCGATAGAGAACGTCGGCTTCCGCTTCGATATCGGCCGCGATACCGTTTTCCAGATTCGGAGTTGATATTTCCAGCAGCTTGGATGTGTAGGGAAATGTCGTCGAACGGATCTCGGCCAATTCTTTCGGATCGGCTTCCTTTCCGGTAAATTCTTCGAATTTGTCGCGTTCATCCAGGATGATAATGGGAACTGATTCCGAACTGAGCTCCGCGGCGGATGTCGCCCAGGCCATCATGAGATCGGCGCCGTTTAAAAAACTGACAGCAAGCGTGGTGGTAGCATCAAAACGCGGACTCAACAGTTCACGCATGGCCGGTGATGCCTTAAACATGGGGATGATTCTTTTCCTGCTTATACGTTTAGTTACTTTTTCATTCGGCATGACGTACATAATAGACAGGCCGTCATGTTCGATAGAATAATTCATGCAATTAAATGCAACCTGTGTCTTGGCGGCTTGCCCCGCCCACATCAGGAAGATCTTCCGAACACTCGGCCATGCATAGCAATCCATCGGGCCGATCGTGTACGGCACGACGCTATTGCGCCACGGACCTTTGATGTTGCCGTCAGTAATCACACGCGTCTTTTCGGCGTGTTGCCAGACGGTCATCTTTTCCTTGCGCTTCCAGACATTCCGCTCTGGAAGGGTCCAAAAAAAGGTCTTATTTTCTTGGTTAGCGGCTAATTGCATAAAGTTCTAAGTTTTAAGTAGTTAAGCTTTAAGTGTCATTCCCGACCTGATCGGGAATCCAGTTATTTTAATTTAATTCCCATACAAGCGGCCATGCGCTCGATATCGCCGCAATTTTTAACTCTCTCAAAATATTCACGCGCTCGTTTTTTTTGTGCCCTTTTTTCTTTCCGAGCTTCATACGCAGCTTTCCGCGCCTTCTTTTTACTACCTTGGCATTGTTTATTCATCACCATTCACTTTAAAATAGGCTTCCTGTTTTATTTAATTTTTTCACTTCCTTAAGAGTTTGCTTAACGTGTGAATTTTCACAAGGGCCTACTTTGCCCTTATCCACCCGGTGCATGGTTTTCTTATTGCACGTCTGGCAAAACAGTAGAACTCTTGTCGTGTTTTTAGTGTAATGCTGCATTTATGTCCCCTATTCACCATTCACTATTAACTATTCACTTTCTCCAGTTCATACCGCCACACCCAGGGGTTCGATGACCACGGATATTTCTTCGCGTTGATGGAATCCCAGAGCGCTTCATAACAACGTACGGGAGATAAGTACGTCCCTTCATCAACTCCATTCTTCCACCAAGTGGGTATTATCTGGCCGGGTATGTATATTAATCCTTCCCTGATTGCATCTTCCGCCGTTATGTCCTGCAATTTTTCCGGACGGGCACTCACGACAAGCGCCTTTGATCTTGACGCCCATTCCGGCATGAACATGCCAGGCTTCCACTTTGGGAATATTTCCGGATGCACTTCGGTAGCCTTATAATAAATACCTTCACCGCGGCTCATTACATCTTGCGCCGCAGCGGGATCATCACAATGCCATGTTTCTTTAATGTAAACCGTTTCGCCGGGAAGATATCGCGGCTTCCAGATGCGCCCTGTATTATCTCCGAACGTCCACCATTTTTCTGTGGGATGTTGATATGAATGCAAACACGGTTCCGATGGCTGCGGATTTATCAAACGCCGGGTAACATTTTTTCTATCGCCTAGCCACGCCCGCATCATATCCGCACAAAATGGTAATCCTTTCATTTTTATTCCCCTTAATTACTTAAATCTTAAATCTTAAAACGTGACTGAAATATTCAGCACGGCCGCGGCGAACCAATAACAGGCATGCCGGACATCGCCCTTGACCACATACACGATCCCCGCGACAATGCTGATAACAATAATCGTCGTTGGAAATATTTTAGTCATTGTTTTCCTCTGTCTTTTCCATTTCCTTCGCCGCATTCAAAATCTCAGCCGGAACTCTGCCGGACAGATCGACGCCGGATTCCATGATGAGGGAAACCAGTTCCGCTTTTTTGCAGGTGTTAAATTTGCCGCGCTTCTTATTCAGCGTTTCGTGCAGGTAGGTAAGCGCCTTTTCGTCAGTTGCGATTCGAAGGCGATCGATAAGGTCCAGGCATTCCTTTGTGGTTTTTTTATCGAGATAATCTTTTGTGATTCTCCGCGGTTTGGCCAGGTCGATTCCCAGGTGCATGGCCACGAAATGACGCATACTGGCCTGTGTTTTATTCTGTTGGAGGATCGCCTGTCCGGCCGCTTCTTTATGCGCCTGGACAAGCTCATCGCCTTTCATAAATAACAGGCGACCCCATATCTTGTCCGGCGTCATATCCCAAAAAGAAACGTTTTTATTTTTCCGATCAACAATATTTCCATCTTCGTCGAGGTGGTATTTATCAGGTATCCAACGGACTAAAAATTCTTTTCTCAATCCATCATTGGCAATCATGAGAGATATCAGGGAAAAGCGCAGTGCCATGTATTGATGGTCCGGGTTGCTTGCTTCCCTGCAGATATTCAGCGCGGCCATACGTTCAGGAATTGCGGTTTTGTAGAATTCTTCGATAAAGAATCCGCCGTGCCAGGCAACGCGCGCGACTTCCATTTCTTCACCGGTGTTTTCCTGTTC